GCTAGAGGATCCTTTGCCTAATAAACTAAGTAATGCTTTTATCATATAACCCTATAAGATGTTCTTCCATTTACTTTCTCAGCTCGTAAGCATCTGCCTCTGTTTTCTTCTTCTGATATATAGCTGACATGAATCCAATTAGGATTTTTGTCATCTCCAAATTCCCAAATCAATTGGTCAAAATTTAGATTGTCTTTTATATAGTGAAACATCTCAGCATTTGATTTGTGACCAAAAGTGTCGTCTAAATCCATCGCTCTGCCTTCTATATGTTGTGATCGACTTGAGCCACCGATAGCAGTATTTAATTCTTCTGATCTAAACATTGAGTTGATTTTTATTGCACCGCCTACATATTTTCTAAGAGGCTCGAAAACATTTTCAGCAACACCAACCATATTAGTAACTTGATAAGCATCTGGATTGTTATTTAAATTAAGACGTAAAGCAGTATTGGATTTAGTTGCTTCTTTAAATGATATGTTTTGGCTAATCTTTTCCATTACTAAACTGAAGCCATATTTGTTTCACTAAATACTCTAAAAGGCGGAATACTATGTAAGAACCAAATATGTTGTAGAAATTCATTTTATATGTGTTCCGTCACAGTTTCCGCTAGGATCGGACGTTTGTCCACATTGACAAGGCTTAATCATTTTTTTAGTTTTGATTTAACTTTCTTTTTTACTTCCTGGAATTTTTCTTCCACTTTGTCTGGAATTCCGTCTTTGTCTTTGTCTGCAAACACACCATTGTAAGTAAGACCTACAACAATAGCAGCAGCTATTAATAATAGAGATAATGTTATAATCATTTTTCGTTATTTTTATCGTGATTCATTGCAGAAACTAAAAGGATTCTATCAATCAGATCTTCCTGCATTTTTATAATAAGGCTTTCAAGCCTGTCTTTTTCAGCAACTAAAGCATCAACTTTTGTTTCTAAAGAATCGTTTTTTCTTTGCAGTTCCATGACCTCGTTTGGATCTTTTCCTATAAAAACATAAACCGCAGCTCCTATTGTGGCAATTAAAGCTCCTACAATAAGTTTGAAAGAATCATTGTTAGAGTTTGGAATTTCTTTCCAACTTAAAAAAATCAACAAAAGAATTACAAAAAGGAAAACAACTCCACTTCCAATGTAGCCCCTTATGTCTTTTCGTTCTCTGCTGTTCATCACTTTAGCTTTTTATAAATTGATATAGATGTATACACTACTGCAAGTATTAAACTGACTGACTGAAGCATAGGATTCGCTTCACTTATAGAAATGCCTAAAGCAAAAAAGTTAACGAAACCAATTCTTAATTCTTCCATTATGCGATAGCTAAATAGATGTAAGTTGCTCCACTTTGATTTACATTTATATTAGTGCTTTTAAATTCTAAACCTTGACTGCTCAATAATAAATCTGTAGTGTAATCTGATTCAGTAGTCACTTGGTTAGCATATAACGCCATACCGTTTGTTCTAACACTATCAAATAACATCCATTGAGAACTTGTATTAGTAGTATTTTTTATTAAAACAAAACGAGGAGTAAAACCAAAATTTATTTGATTTGCTGTATTTAAAGATTGGTTTCCACTATAACTCCCCACCTTCTGATAACCATCCACCGAATGGAAGCAGTAGGCGATTACAGGAACACCATTAGCTGAACCAAGAGATGTATTCCAATTATTGTCAAAAGTTGTAGATGTAGGAACCGCCATTGTACCATCTGAAGAACTTGAAGTAACAAGAGAAGCGCTTTCTGATAACCCTAAATATTGATATGGATTATTATTTAAAAAAAATGGTCTTGCCCACCAAGTACCTGTAGCTTGAGTGTTTTTTTGAATAATTAATTCAGGTGGGCTACTTAAACCGTGTCCTACTTGTATATTACCCGCAGAGTTTAAATTTCCACTAAATTGAACAATACTAAACCCTGCATCTACATTTGCTCTAACCGTACTTTGTGTTGAGCCATCATTATTTGTTGCATCACTTGCTGCACCTCTCCACGCCCAAGCAACGTATGAACCATTATTTTGATTTGAACCTCCTCCGCTCACTTTAAAGCCATTACTATCAAAAGAACTTACACCATCTCCTGAACTTTGCGCATCAGGTTCACTTGGTCTTAAAACATTACCTGTTCCTCTTATACTATCTGTAATATAATGAGGAAAAGATGCTGACAGAGATTTATTCCACACCATATCAGGTTGGAAATTTAGTCCTGTAATTGTTTGAGTACTTCCATTTCCTGTATATAAAACAGGAGCAAAATGGTCAGTACCTACAACACCCCCTGCAGCACCTTGAGAAAGCATTTTCTTTTTTCCTAAACTCATTATATATAACTTGGAAGTTGATAATCTACAATAGAAGCCTTTGTACTTAAAGCATTTATTTCTGCTTCTTTACTTGCACATTCACTCCTTAAAGCTGCTCTTGCATCTAAAATTGATTGAGGTGCTGCCGTACCTTCTTGCGCCCTTACAATTATCCAATCAGTTTTACCTAATTCACTTCCGTAAATACTTTTTAAGTTTTCTATTTTTTGTGTTTTAAGTTCAGCTACTGATTGACTATAAGTTTTGTTTTTAATAGGGTAAGTGAAAACACTATTATCTGCATCCCATTCTATAGAACCTAATTCTTGGCTTTGTTTAGTTGTAGGTGTTACTACATCGTAAAAACCAAGTGCTTCTAACTCACTATCACTTGAATATTGTAAACCTAAAGCACCCCCAAAAGATTTAAGGTTGTTATAAATTTTTATTGTTCCATCTATGTTAATTGCTTTCATATCTTATTTATTATGGTGTTGTATCACTTGCATAGGTTAATATTGAATAGTTAAAAACAGCATTTGCTGAATCACTAATACATTCTATCATTAAAGCGTTTGTTGTAGAACCATCGTAATCGTTTCCACCTAATTTGTTAAATGTTTCACTTGTAGCAGCGTTAGAATCTAAAGTAATAGTTTGCGCTCCTGTAAGGTTGTGAATAGTTAAAACTTGACCTGTTTTGAAGTTTGTAAAATCAAATTCTATTGCTCCTGTTAAAGAAGAACCCATTACAAAGTTTGTTGCTAATGCCCAATTTACAGTTACTGCTCCTGTATAAGTTGTAATACTTCCACTTGTTGTATATCTTGGTTCTAACTTATCGTGAGTAACATTATCATTTAGAATCTTTGTTGTAATAACAGAATCTGCAGCAAGTTTACCACTTGTAACACCTAAATTAGCCAACGATATAGTTACTGCTCCTGTCGCTGAATCTCTTTCTATTGGTGCTGTCGCTGTTATACTTCCTACATCTCCTGCATCGTCATTATACAGGTCTGTAAAATTATTTTGCACTTTCGTGAATGCGGCAAACAGACTATCGCCCCCACCTGCATTTGCAGCTCCTATTGTTATATTTTCTTGTGCCATTATATTATGTCTTATCTGTTGTTATTGATGTTGTATCTACTTTTATGTTTGTGTTGTCTACTGTGCCACCACAGCTTCCTATCGGATAAATGCTTCCCCATCCGTCTGTTCCTATTCCAGAACCCCACCAACTCTCACAATATATTGCTCCGAAACTCATAGTACAAAGTCAATATTATATGATTCGTAGTTTGGGGAAACGTCTTCATTTGAATTAGAATACCATTCTGGAAAATTAGCTGAAGCGTTAAAAGCCATGTGATCTAGAAAACGTTCTGTGTAGCTTTGCGCTCTGTCTCTCTCTACTTGAATTAATTCTTTTACTTCACTTAAAGATGGCTCACTTGAATTCTCACTTGTTCTTTTAAAAACTCCACCATTAGAAACTGTGTAGGCTGCAGATTTTAAAAACTCCGCAGTTGTTAGATGTATCAAGATGGGTTTTATAAAGTCATTTAAAAGGTTTTTGTGATTTGTTGGAATTGGTGTTCCAGGTAATGCTTTAATAGCAGTCACATAATAGTTGTATAAATCAGTTCCTATGATCTCTCTTAGGTACTGAGTTTGACTTAAATGAAGTGCAGGGATAATCTTGTCCGCATCGATATTTCCGTCCATTATAGGCGACCTTCTTACGATGTCTTCTTTGCTCACAAATAATACTTCTGCCATGTCTTAGTTTTTTCTTCCTTTGTCTGGTCTATCAATCATTTTCTCACTAACAATTGCAGGCTCTTGTCTTTTGTTAGGTTCTTTAATACCTTTTTTTGCTATTTCAGTTTTATAAATCAAATCTTTTGCAGCGTTTGGATTGTTAGGATCAATTTTTCTATCGTCTTTTAACAAATAGGTTTTTCTTTGCCAATAGTGATTGCAATTGACACCACCTTTGTACTTAAATAAGTTGTAACTGTTGCCATCTTTAGGATTAAATTCTTTATTCCCTTGAAACTCTCTGTCTAAATCTTCTTTACGATAAACCCTTTTAGCACGAACCATTTTCTTGCAGAACTCTCTAGAATTATCTTTTACAGAAAGCGGTGCGTATTGGTAACGGACTAAATATTTATAACCTTCTTTTGTTTCTCCATCCAACTTACTAGGAGCTGTTGCCCTTCCTTTTGGCACAGAAGCCATCTGAATTTGCTTGTCTAGGTTTTCTTCATCGTCATAGTCAACTGCCCTTTCATCAACTAATTCATAGCCTAATTCAAAAAGCGTTTTTTCATTATCTCCTAAATCATTGACAAGCTCCTCTGTATGAACATCAACATCACTTGAAAGCTTTTGCCCTGTTTCTTCTTCTTTTTGTTCTTGAGTCACTAGAGTTTCATCTGTAAATTCTATGGGTGTTAAAGTCTGAACGTATATTTTTAGAGCAATACCATTAACAGCAAGTATATCGTCAATCGCATCAATGATGTCGTTTTGATATGGTCTTATAACCACATTTTCAAATAAATTGTGTGCATTTTCTATCTCTTCAGAGTTGCTGCCTAATCCATTGTTGTTATCTCTAATCCCTACAAGTAGAGGAGAAGTGATTCTGTGTGCTAAAAGAAGCTTTCTAGTGCATTCTTCTGCTATGTACTGATAAACATCTGCTGCATCACTTACTGAAATGTCTTCAATTGTTGTTTTATTCTCTGGAGAATCACTAAAAGAAACAATTACTTTCTCGCCATTAGCACCTGTGAGCTTATTCATGATCTCTGATTTAATCATTTGCTGCTTCTCAGTTGTAGGCACGCCATTTGTAAAGCTTACTAGCTTAGTTCCAGAAAAAGAATTTGTCACTTCATTCACTAAATACTCAGAAATTTCGCATTCTAGTTTACTGTAATTTATCGCACCAATATAATCTGGTGGAGAATAGTAATGCATTGAAGGAATATGCCTTCTTATAATGTATATTTCATTCTTTGCTCCAGAGCCAAAGACAGGAATTCTTGTAAGCTTATCGCCTTCCTGGTATTCGTCCCACTTAGGGAAGTAGTAATAAGCGTTTATAACGCCCTTATGGTCGCATTTCTCAGCTCTTAATGTCTCTCTATTGAAGTGGGTTACCTTATCGACTTTAGAGCCTTTATAAGTCACTTGAAAGGCTGCTTCTCCGAGTAGCTTATAATCTAAACAGACACGCTTTAAATCTTTAGCTTTAAATAGCTTTTTAAAAGCAGCGAATTCATCTGGTCTTCTACTAGAATCTAAAGCATCGAAGCCTTTACCATATATTTGACCTACAACACCTGTTATGATGCTGTTAGTAGTAGGGGAGTTTAAGTAGGCATCGATTAACTCTGTGTAGAAGTCATTGTCGTCTCCAAAAGCCACAAAATCGCTGTGTGGGTCTTCATAGACCTCTGGAGTTTTGTAAGCCTCTAGATTAAGTATGTGAAAATCGCTATTCATAAACTAAATAATCATTAGCAGCAGTTGGATTTTGCACAAACTTGCCTGTGTTAGGAGAATAGGTACTTACAGTCTGATCTGTTCCAAAAATCTTATCTCTATATAAAACCTCTGAAGTTGCTGTATTTGTAACCTCTAAAATGTATGTAATGTCTTTTGCAGCATCTAAACCTAGATTTGCTGTATATGAGTAATAGTACTTTACAGGAGTCAAAGAACTGACTGTTGCATTATGTACTTCTGTGTTTTGCTCTTCGTTTGTTATCACTACTTTAAAAATATTTGAACCTGTTGGCGCATAGCTTCTAGGTATTATGTTTAATGTGTGGCTTGCTTGTGTTCTGTCCACTACTATCATTAGTCTATCTTAAAAGTTCCTGTCCCTATATTATAGATTTTGTTTTTCTTTAAAGATTTAAACTGATCTTCTGTCAAAGCTTCTCTTGCTTGTTCCTCAGTAGCATCATGCCACTCAAGTCTGTCGAAAGGTTTGAATATTATGTTTTTTTTCTTCATGTTTTGTTTTTATAATTGTTTTGAAGAGGGCAGCCATAAGCATACCCCCAAACAAAACACATTTTTAGGAGTTAGTCCCAACAGTTATTGTTGGCGAAGCACTACTCATTCCTGCGAATGGTGTTGCTGCTGTTGCTCCATTAATAAAGTCTGGTGGACTAGCTTCTTCTGCAAGAAACTCAATCGTGTATCCAGACATATCTCCTCTGCCATCGCCACTTGTCATCGTGGTTGAACTGACAGTCACACCATTTTCTCTTCCAAGTAAAAAGGCATTTAAGTTCCTGTCTTGGACAACTATTGAGTTGCGACCATAAGACAATAATTTTAATTGTGCCGAGTCATCTTTTGAAAGTTTTGGTAAAGTCACAGATAAGACAGTACTATAAAAAGTCGTGCCTGTATCTTTTGAAGTTGTCGCTGTGGTTGTAAAACTATTTCCTGCACCATTCAAATCGTATTTAAACGCTGTGAACGTCCCACTCATATTTGAAATAGCATCTGAAGAAATAGTAACAGTTCCGTATGGCGCAACTCCGTTTGTTATAAAAAGCGCAGAGATACCACCTTGAACATCATTACAATTGATTGCTCTACCTTTAGTCACTAAACATGCCATAAGTCTTTGATTTAAATACTAGGGGAGTTGCCCCCCCTTTGT